GCCGCAATCTGCATTTGAGCCGTTAGGGCCGGATCGGTCGTTTCAGCGCGCAGGGCAGTCACATTTGCCGAGGCCCCCGCAATAGCGGCTTTTCGCGGACTAATGCCTGGCCCAATTGCCTGTTCTTCAGCATTTAGCCGCGCTTCGGCTGCCTGCTCTCTCAACAGAGCCAGATGTTCTTGCGCTGCTTCTTTGGCGGACTTAACCCCCGCCTTATCGGCTTTTTCGCTGGCCGAAAGCTCTTGCATCCGAAGGGCTCTTTTGGCCGCAACCAGTTTAGTCTCAACCCCCTCCCGATCCTCCGCTGAAAGCTTACCTCCGGCCAATTCCTGCTGATAGACCCCAATAGCCGCTCTGGTAGAATCCATAACAGCTTGTTGATGGGTCTTCGCCTTGTCCGCCGCTGCCTGTTCAGCCTTAGAGACTTCGTTCAAAATATCCTTCATTGAAAGCAAAGGCTTAGCCGGCCCGAAGTCCTCAGTCCCAATCGAAGGCACGGCTTTCTTGGGGGCATTTTCCTTCCCAGGCCCATAGCCTTCTTTTTCCATAGAACCGGGGGGCCGATATTCATAACCAAGCGCCTCTGTCAGGTGTTTTGCTACGAAATTTCCACCCATATATTTTCCGGCAAAATCCGCCATCAAGGAATCAGCTTGACCTGCGGCAGTACCCATTGCAGTAATAAGTTGGCCTATATATCCAACAGCATTTAAAGCTGCCGAGGCAAGTACGTTGACCCCAATAACCACTATCTCAATCTCTTTCCCCCAAGCCTCCATTGCTTTTTTGGCTGCACCAACTCTTTCTCGGGCAAAGTAATCTATAACTTCTCCCGTATGTTCGACCGCCCCGACCGTCTGGTCATTTAGTGTATTGCCAGTATGCTCAGCCTCGCTTTTAAGCTCTGCAAACTTTTCCGGGCTCTTATCCAACAGGGGCATTAATTGCTCAAAAGATTCTTTTAAAATGGCCTGGGCAGCCGCAACCTTAGTCGGTCCCTCTTCAGTCCCGGCCCAAGCTTGATTCAGCCGTGTCACCAAAGCCGAAACATCATTCCCAACTTTGTTCAAATCATCCGAGCTAATGCCCAAAGCAGCAAAACCCATGGCTTCTTTGGACTGGCTGTCTTCGCGAGCTTTGGCCAGGGATTCGGCTAAGCGCTTAAGCGCCCTATCAGCAGATTCGCCCTTCTGCCCAAGCATTTCCAGTGCCCCGGAGATTTTAGTATATTCATTAACCGACATTCCGGCCGAATTAGCCATGGTTTGGGCATGTTCAGCCCATTTGCCCATTTCTTCCGCATTATGCATAATAGCCACGCCAGCCATGACAGCAACGAAAGCTCCCATAGATGTGGCTAAACTAGCGGCACTCATACCAGCGTCGCGCATACCAGCGCCAATCGAGGCCATTACTTGACCTTTTTGACCTCGAGCCAGTTCATCAATAACAGCTATGCCGTGGCCAACTTCGTGGCCCATATTCATTCCGGCCTTACCTACCCGCCCCAAACTGGCAGCATAAGCCTCGGAGATTTCCTTTTCTTCTAGGGTCGCCGCTCTTTCCATAGCCAAACGATTAGCTGTTGCCATACGGGTATTGGCTTCCTCATCGGCTAATTCGGCTTTGATTAGGGCCAATTTCTCCTTAGCAATCAAAGCCTCTTGCACAGCAGCTTCTTTACGCGCCGCAAGTTCATCTGCAATGGCCATTTTGACATTAGCAGCTTCCTCGGCCATTGCGGACTTTACTGAAGCTATTTTCTCTGCTTGCAGGGCTTTTTGTTCGGCTACGGCCATTTTTATATTGGCGTTTTCTTCGGCTATTTCAGATTTTGCCAAAGAAATCTTCTCAGCCAAAGCAGCCTTCACATCTGCCACAGCCATTCTAGTGTCAGCCGCTTCCTCCGCTAATTTGGATTTATTTAAGGCTTTAATTTCGGCTACGGCCATAGCTGTATTGGCTGCTTCGTCTTTTATGGCGGAAATAGCAGCGGCTGTTTGGGCTTTAATAGCAGCGGCTGTTTGGACTGAGGCGCTTGTTGTAGCAGCAGCGGCATCAGTGGCAGCCCTTCCTTGTCCAGTAAGGGCCATAGCCGCTTGAAACAACGCGCCAGTAATACCTTGCGATGCCCCAACAGCCTGCTGCATAACTGCATTAAGTTGCATAAATCCAGTTTTAGCAGATCCAGCACCCAGAGAAATTTGCTTCAACGTAGCCAGAGCCGACGCAGCCGCGGCCTGTGACACGTCTTTGGCTGAGATTTTAATCCCGAGTTCCCGTTCCTCAGCCATTTCCTCTAGCTTTCATTCGTTGTTGGGCCGAAAGGTTTTTAGCCTTCAGACTATCTTCATCAAATACAGGCTTAAATCGCCCCAAAGCCGGATCTTTGCCCCGCATCACAGGCAAGGCCGGTCCGGCTTTGGAGGCCAATTCCTGAAGGGCCGAATCCACGTCCTGGGGAGTTTGCACGGCCGAAACAGGGGGCTCTGCCCGGCCCTGGCCTTTACCCCCAAATCCCTCAATGATCGCCTTAAGCAAAAGGTTTGTGGGTGGAGCATCGCCCCACCCCTCAAACAATTCATTTACTTCCAGCAAAGTATGCTGGTCAATTTCCAGGTAGGTCCATCCATAGGCGGCACAAAGTCGGCGATAAATGGGCCTTAAGTCCCAGGAGTCACCGGAACCGGAACCGGAATCTGTGCCGCCGAGACTTCCCCCGACGTGAAACCACTCAAGCCAAGAACTGTCTGCCAAACCTCACCCGTATTCGCCATATCTAGCAACCCAAAAACATCCTCTTCCGTCAGGTCCGGGTAATTGCGCTGAAGGGCAAGGTGAATCAACTTCCCACGCAGTTCCATGGCATCAAAGCCCTGGCCTTTGGCTGAGGTCTCATCATGCTGGCGAAGCAATTCAACCCCGCCATTACGAAGCTGGCCCAAAGAGAGAGCAGGAACCACAAATTCCCGCTCCCCCAAAGTCATCTTTTTCCCCTTGAACATTTTCAAGACCTTTCTCATTCCGTGGTTGACAAAGTGCCGATATTTCCCGAGGCCGGGCTGAAGGCCATATAATCAAAGTCCGGGATATTGTAGTCGTCGCTCTTCGAGGGGAAGCTCAGTTTCGAGCTTACACACTCATTCAACAGCAACGTAAGCTGGCCGCTTGATCCTTGGGTGGCCTTTTGGGAATAAAAGGTTCCCGACCAAGTGGGCGTATAGCCCATGAAATTATTCGTGATGACGATTTCCTTGCCGGTCGATCCGACATTGGCATAGGAATAAGAGATGTTCACATTCGCCCCGACATCCCCGGAGAAGAATGTGTAAATCCCCGCTGCCACACTGTATTGGCCCACAGCACTTGGCGCCCCGGTTACACTGGAGAACCGCAAATTCCCAGGAGTATTGTAGTAAATCCCCAAATCGCTCAAGAACCCCGAATTGGAGACCGTGATCGTGGTCGAAACCACATGGGCCTCATTTTCACTCACAGTTGGTACGCTGGAGGTCGTGTAAGTGGACCCAAAGAAGAGATCCGCATACAAAGCCCCAAAGATTCGGGCAATTTTGGCCTTGCCGGTGATTTTGCCTTTACCTCGGGCAATATCAATCGGGAACGAAAGCTGGCTATAAAGCTCCTTCAGTTCAAAAGAGAAATCAATGGAGTTCTCTTGGAGAACCCCGAACTGGTCAGGGCCAACGCCGGTGATATCCGAACGCTGGCCCCATAAGGCGCCGATACCGAACAAAAGTTGGATGATAACCTCCTATTTAAGGGAAAAACAAACAAACAAACACCTAGGGCCACTCAACACTCAATGGAACAATCAAAAGAGTTTGCCCATCGATATCGCCGGGGTCTTTGAAAACCTTGCCTTCAATGCGGCACCAGTAAACCAACCCCCCGAGGGTAAGTTGATTTGTTGAATAGTCATCCACCGCATCGGCCCCGAATTGTTCCTCAAATCCAGCCATCATTGAATCAAGATCAGTCTGGCCGATGGAATTGTCGCTCCGGGAATAACACCAAATCCCCAGGTCCAGCCGGCGGCGCAACAGTCCAAGACCCCGGTACTCATCAAGCTCACGGTGGGTTACGAGAAAAGCCGCCGGCTGTTGATCAGCCGCAACATCGGCCCACAGGCGCAGCTTTAGGGAAGGAGCCGAGGCCCAAGTCGTCAATCCCCCAATTGGGCTTTGGAACGTAACTGCCGCAATTCGGGCCAAAATAGCATACATAATCTGAGCGCGGGTCACTGGCGGCATTTTTAAATCCTCCCCAAAACTTCTTCTACTACAGCCGCAAGTCCATCCTCAACCGCGCCCCGCATTTCTGCAAGAGCCGAGCGAAGGTATCTATATTCTTTAGAAGGGGGATGATGAAGAACATAGTAACGAAAATACTCTACGCCAAATTTGGTAATGTAATGCAGCATTTTAGCATTGACGGGATCAATGCGATAAAAACCTCTCCCGCCGTATTCTAGGGCCAGGGCCTTGAGGCGTTGATTCGAATCGGTAGGTTCAACAAAAACCTCACCCACCATTCCGTCCCCATTTTGGCTAAATGTGCTTTTGATCTGTTCTGCCAACTTACCTGGGCCGGCCTGAAGGATTTTTCCTGAAACATTTTCTACAACTTTGGCCCGCAAAGCCTCCGTCAAAACCCTTAGCTTCTGTGCTACGGCTTCCCGAAGCTCTTCAGGAAATTTGGCAAAAGTTGCCCTAAGCTCCTGGTCCCCCACAAGTTCAATATCAAACTCAATCACAGCGGTGCTCCAATCGTCGGGGGCAGCACAGACACATAAGGCCAAACCAGCATAGCCACTTCGGGGGGAAGCCCGGCCAAGGCGGAATTTCCCTGCCCCCCGCGCAAGAACCGGATAGTTTCCTGGCCCCCCAAGCTCTTGGAGATTTCCCCAATCCGTGAGCGGTAGCTATACCGTTCCGCCACCATTTGGATGCAAGCCTCTTCTAGATCCGCTGGGACAAAAGAATAACTAATTTGGAGGTTTTGGCCCGCGTCGGCAGAGGAAAAAGTATAAAGCCCTGGGCTGGCATCAATGGGGACATTGTATTGGCCTAGGCCCGGAGTTCCGGTCACGGCCACAAGGGCTTGCCCGCTGGCCGCATAAATCACGCCTCCGTCTCGGGACCAAATACCCTGAAGCTGATTAACAGTCACCACATATGGCCCCGGACTAACTGGTACGGTTTGGTTTTCCCCCGTAACCAAATATCCAGCCGTGTATGTGACCTGGATATTTTGTACCCCGACCCACCAATTGCCATTGACAAATTCCAAAACCAAAGCGGAGCCAGGCAAATTCCCATCCCAGGGCACAAGACGCCACCCGTAACCAAAAGTATTCTGTGGAATAATTCCTGGGGTGGGCGAGGGCAGCGAATAGGGCTTAATCAAGGCCGCCCCCATTTGCACAGAACCCACAGAGGTAACGGGATAATCCGGCAAAACAAGCTGATAGTTTCCCACACCATCAAAGGTTCGAGTAATGGTCTGACTATAAAGCCGCCCTCGGTTCAGCTTACTATAGATCAAAGCCGTCATGCTGGTGATTAGCTGGCTCAAAATTGGACTGGGCAAAGCCGGTGGATTAGCAAGCCAGACCGCTACCCTCTGTGGGGTTGTCAAATCACCAGCATAAAGGCTCATAGCTTAGGCTTTCTTTGACGGAAGAAGGGTCTTGACTTGGGGGGCCTCGTCCAGTTCTTCTTCAAGCTTTTCAATCTCAGCCTGGGCCTTCAACAATAGGTCTTGCAGGCCCTTCAATTCGTTCTGCGCCGCATCCCGTTCGGCCCGCGCAACTGCCAAATCACTCCGAAGGCTTTCAACCTCTTTGGAAAGCTTGGCTAGGGCTTGATCTTTGAGGGGATTTTCGGGGGGCAGATCGTCCGGCGACCCGCTGGGAGGCTCCGATGCAGAAAAACCCTTGAGATTGAGGATTTCCGAGGCGAAATGATTCGGGGCACGAAAATAACCATTGCCTTCGGGATCAGTTGCCTCGCTGATAAAATTCTGCAACTGAATGGAAACGGCCGCTGTGTCGGCCGGGAATTTAAACCACATCGCAAGTTCTCCTAAAGCAAAAGTCTAAAGCAAAAGATCCGCAAATTCCTGCTCAGTCCCGATCACAGCCATATCACCCCGAAGGGCAATCCGGCGGTTAGTCAAAACGATCGCCACCTTAGCCCCCCGTGAAAGAATAAGCTGAAGATAGTCTTTGACTGGGGATTTTTGCCAGACGTCTTGATGGGTAGCGTAGGGATAGACAAACATTGTCTCTCTGTCCATTCCCCACGGCCAGCCCAAAACGCATTTGCTTCGATCCGGCCGCAGGGTCTCCGGCATGCGTTCTACTTCCGGCCGGCGTTGTGAATCCAGCCAAAGGCAAATATAATGCCGGCAAGCCTCTGGCCGTTCCGCATAGATCCTGCACCCATGGCCGGCCTCTGTTTTTCCGAGATGTTTGCATGGTTCCCCGAAAGACTTTCCAATCTCCCGGATTTCCATAGTCCTACAGCAACCATCGCAATCTTGACAAAGACCGGCCATTTGGGGGCATCCTCAGAAAGTGAAAGACCCGGTAGTGGGGTTAACGTTAGTGATAACCCCGAAAGCAGGGGTGAAGTAGCAACTAAACACTTCGTCGCAATAGACCCCGTATTCATAGCGCCGACTCCGCCACGGCCACTGGATCTGGTAATAATCCTGCCGAACATGGGCCTCCAGCAGGTTCGCCACCCCACTCAATTCATAGGGGCTGCGATCCGACCAAAAGATAATCGTGCCCGGCGGGACAAAGGGATGAACCTCAACATCCAGGGTATTGTTGAAGAACTTGTTGAGATAGCTGGTCACACGACGGCCGGCGATGATGCGGCCGGTTTCCTTTTCCGCGTCGAACATCAACCGGAAGCCGTTGGCCGCGCTTCCCGCACCCAACATGGCCCCGAAAGTATTCAACACATCTTGGGTAGAGATCAAAATGCGGTCAAAACCGATTTTGTACTGGTCGTAAGCCGCCCGCAACACATTGTCGATTTCGACGAAATTCGATCCCTGCAACGTAAGACCCGTATTGCCGGCCGGCATGGTGTAGAGAATTGAACCACCGGCCGAAAGGCTGACACCCGTGGGCAACAACGAACTGGTAGCCATCTGGCGCCCCGGATCAGGCCCCAAAATAGCCCCGAAGATCTGGGTCAAAATGCCATCTGGCACCAGTCCATCCGTGGAATTGTCTGCGTAAACAGCCCCGACTTTGAGATTGCCAATCGGCTGGTTGGTGGTGGCCGGATATTTGGTGAAGATAGCCTGATTGGAAGGGGTCAGCCCGGCCAAATATTCCGCGCCACTGGCGGAGCCCACAAACCAAGCATAGGCTACGGCTCCCACAACCGGAGTAACGGTCGCAGTCACAACCTGGGTACCAGAAGTCCCAATAGAGGTCTCGGTAGAAGGCTTGGCCGAACCGCCGCCATACGTATCCGTGCTGCCGTCCGCATTGGTCTTGGTGATCTGGCCTGGAACACCACCCAAATTTGTGATGCTGTTGTAAGGGCTGTAGCCCAAGAAACCCATGCCGGTCAGAGCCACGCACACAACGTAAACCGTGCCGCTGGCAAACGAACCAGTCAGCCCGGCCACCGTGCCGGGGACAAGACTCGGAATCGGAGTCTGCCCCAGCGGCAGACTGGCGTCACCATTGATGAGGATCTTTTCTTCATCAATCATGAGGCTGCGCAAGGCGCTCTGAACCGAGATCCCCAAAGCCTCGGGGGAAAGATTACGAGCACCAAGCCGGGCTTCGAACGTGACGCTGGACTCAAAGCCCATGGTCTTGTACGCGGCGGTCATGTCCTGTTCGGAAACCGCAATTCGGGCGCCGCGATTTCCCTCACTCACACCGCTGGAGGCACCATTGACATTGACAGCGGTAATCCGCTTCCAATGATAGGCATTGCCGCCATTGGCACTCACACGGGGCAGACGGGAAATCCGGGGGATCAATTCCCGATACGGATAAAGCATCTGCACGATCGGCCGGAGATCATACCAAAGCAGATTGGTGCCCTGGCTGATCGTGTCCGCCTTATTCAAAGGCCCGATACGCTTTTCAAGGGTCCGAACAAAATTCTCGTTGTTCAACAGGGCATTGACAAATTCATTGCCGACGCCGGCCGGGCCGGAAAAAGGATCACTCATTTCAACAAATTCCTTTCGTTTCGCTTATTCGCCGTTGCCGCCAGCCGTGCCATGGAAATTCGGGTCAGTCATGGACTTCCCAAACTTGCCGGAGAGCAAAAGATTTCCGATGACCTTGCCGACTTCCTCATTGTGGATGTTGGGATCATCCGAAGCCCAAGCAGAGGGGTTTACACCCTTGAAGAGTTCGGCGGATTTGTCTTGGCCCCCCATGGAACCAGAGACCTTGTTCAGGTCAAAAGCATAGGGCTTGCGACCGCCGACATTGGCCGGCAGGCTTTCCAGGGCCTGAATCTTGCCCTGAAGCCGGGCGTTTTCCAGGGCCATGGTCAGGGCGCTTTCGCTTTTGGCAAGATCCCCAAGGCTCATAGCCTTGCCGGCATAGACGCTTCCGTCACCGGGGTATTCCGGGGGAGCCGAACCGTTTTCCGGGCCGCCAGGAGAAGTCCGGGACATTTCCCCGTTGCTCAAGCTGCGAATGCCGGGTGGGACTTCATAGAATTTCCCATCCGCATCCCCCGGCCGCTGGCCCACTTCGCCCACAATGCTCTCGGCTTTCGCCATGTGTTCCCCGGCCGCCTTCATCAAGCCACCCATTTTCTGGATTTCGCCGTAGGCTTTGGCAAGCTTTTCCATCACGCCCGAGGGGCTGAAACCCTCGTCTTCCTCATCCTTCTTGCCCTTGGCCGCTTTGCTCAGATAAGCCGCCTTGCAAAGCTTGTGGACTTCTTCGATTTCCGACTTGGCCATTTTGCGGGCCTTGCGGGCTTCAGCCAAATTCTCCTTGGCCTTACCCATGCAGCCCTTGAAATCCGGCTTCAGGGCCTTCTGAAGAACACCCAAAATGGCCTTCCCCAAATCATCCTGTTCACTCATCGTAGAATCCTTTCCTAAAAGTTGGCTGACCCACAGATCGTCCGCGTCAGTCATTGTTTTGGCTTCTTGGCCTTCGTGTTCGGCCTTTTTACTGATCATTTCGGCCAACTTCGTGGCCAATTGCCCAAGTTCATTCGCCATAGCCAAATCGGCTTTGTCTTTACCTTCGGCTTTGGCTTCCAAGGCCCAAGAACGCTGGGAAGAGCGGATTTGGTCAAAGGCCGTGCTCAAGTCAGGGATTGTCCGCATGGATTTGGCTAAAGGCTGGCCCTGGGCCTGGGCCTTAGCCAGTTTTTTTGTGGCCTTTTTGCCTTTGCCTTTGGGCTTTTTGCCTTTGGTTTTTGGTGGTTCCGGGGCCTCTGGCAGATCCTCCGCTTTTCGGGTAATGTTCTCCTCGGGCCGGGAATCCCTTTGGCTCATAACCCCGTCTGGAGATTCTTGGGGAATCTTCGGGAAAGGTTCTGGGGATTTCTCTTGTGGTGCCGGGAGTGAAAACCCATCCCGGCAGGCTGGCGGGCCACCGGCCTTAGCCAATTCAGCCGCCGCTTTAGCCAATTCAGTTGCGGCTTTCAAAACCGGGGAAGTCTTGGGCTTGAGCCGCAGAAGCTTCGCTCCCTCTGCCACAGGCTTAGCCGACTTGACCAATTCAATCTTACAGTCCGGGTTGGCCGGGCGGTCAACGATTGAAATCTCGGTCATTTCCAGCTTGGTAATGGTGTCTCCCTCTTTAGCGAGCTTGCTACCACCGATGGAGAAACCCTTATAAACGCCCTCAACACACTTTTTCCACGCCCGATCATCTACAATTCGGGCCGTTAGGAAAAGACCCTTATGGTCCATGTTGGCGTCTTGAGCCACACCAACCGCACTCAACCCATGCATTTCCCTGATATTGCCCCAGGCCATATAGTCTGGCAACGCGGCCTTAACCGCATCCAGGCTAATAACCTCCCCATCGCTATCTTTTGTGGGGGTGGAAGCATATCCACTTACTGTTCGTCTTTCTTTGTCGATCTTCGAGATCGGCAAGAACATTTGAACTTGGGACATAGCCGAATCCTCAGTTAGAGAATGAGGCCGCTGTGCCGGGAATAGCCTTGGGGCGCAAGCCGGTGTCGAGCATCTGAAGAAGGGTCTGCAAAAGGGCCTGCCCATCCGGCATCAACCCGGAAGAGGTAAAGGCCACCGTTCCTGGCGCTGGTGCCGCCGTTACCGTGGCCGTGTTTCCCTGATTGTCCGTGATGGTGTATACGATCGACGTGCCACTAGCCACACTAACCACTGAAGCCATGATTCATTTCCTTTGCGAAAGATATCCAATAACATTTAACATTTCGGCCCAATCACTTTTTTGGGCCACATAGGTATTGGCCTGAGATATGCGATTGACCAAATCTTCTCTGGGGAGAAAGAGAGGAAGATTATAGGCCCCGTGAAAACCAAAGGATTTTTCTGGGCCAAGGGTACCGCGCTCAAAAGCGAACTTTTTAGCGATTTCCTTAGGTGCCCACTTGAAACCAGCGGCCTCCAACCGAGGGCGGTACTGGCGGCACAGCACATCATCCTCAACCAAAACCAAAGGAAATTCCTCTTGGTGTTCGGTTAGATACTGATTCAGGGCCACACTACGCAAAGAAAACCCACCACATCCAACATTCTCTTTCCCATGCCGCCAAGGCCACGGGGCGCCAATATAGTCAAAAGAAAGAAAATCATCCGACCACAAACCAGGATCAATGATGCCGCTATCCCATTGAGCAATCAAAAAATGGCTGGTCTTGACGGACTTGTGAATTTCATGCCACACCATACGGGTGCATTCCGTCATGTCCCCAGAAGGATCTGCCGGGAACCACTGGACGCATCGCAAACTGGGATTAATGTCAGAATAAACATGAATTTCGGCGAATTGAACTTTTTCTATGATCTGCCTCAAAGCCAAAGGCAGCATATCATGTGCCTTGACTTCATAGAAAATCAAAGTCACATCGGGAAGCTCAAGCATGGTTGCGGGCCTTTTCACAAAGCTCTTTTGTACGGAAAATCACATCCGCTACGGGACGATCCCAGGAACCGTTTGATTCTTGGGCATAGATTTCAAAATTCTCATACCATGGCAAGCCACTATCAATACCCCACCAGCGCCAACAACGGGGGCTAGGACCAAGCATTAGGACTTTCTTGCCCATGGCTCCGGCCAAATGGGCTACAGCGGAATCTACTGAAATCACCAGATCCAAAGTCGATATAAGGTCCGCTGTGTCCGCAAAATCTGTGACTCGACTGGTGCCATTCTGCATCAAGCCCAACAAACCCAAATCCTCTATATCATTTTCTCCTGCACCCTTCTGTAAAGACACAAGAGAAATTTCTGGCATAATAGCCAAAGGCAAAAAAGCCTCAAGAGAAACTACCCTACGTCGGGCGGACAGAGCGGCACTGTGGTTCCCAGAGGCCCAACATAGGCCAATGCGATAGGGGCCACTGACCTCGGGGCGCGGTTGACCCTGGACCTCTAGATACGGCTTACTTGAAATATTTTTAGGACTTTCAATCCCCAGCCACCGGACAACAGACAAAAGGGGGCTATGATAGTCAAACCCTTCCGAGTTGATATCAGAGGCCCAATCAACAACATGACAAAACTCGAAGTTTAGCTCAAAGAGCCGTATCAATTCCGCCGGAACAGCCAGAGTGATATTGGCACCTCGCCAATGGAGGTTTTGGGCAAACCTAACCAGCATAAGACCATCCCCAAAACCTTGCTCATGGTGGACCAATAGGTTCTTCCCACGCAAGTCCTGGCCTTGCCATTCGGATAGCCCCAAATCCCAAATTCGGCTCTTGAAGAGATTTGCCCAACGGATTTCATAAGCCTCTAGGCCCTTTTGGATCTGGCCCAAGGCCAACAGAGCCAAGGCCCGATCACTTTCGATTTGGGCTGTACTGGGGCCAAAAGCCAGGGCCTTATCAAAGTCCTTGACTGCCCCACCAAAGTCCTCAACCATATACTTTGCGAGGCCGAGATTATGCCAAATCGGGGCCATTTCTGGGTATTTCTGCAAGATCAGTTGAAAAAGCTTTTGGGCCTCAGCAAAGCGTCTTTGGCCGAGAATAGCCACCCCGCGATTGGACTGGATATGTACATTGCCGGGCTCACTGGCAAGCGCTCTGGCTGCTGTCGCTTCGGCCGCAACAAACTTATTCATGCCCAAAAGAACAGCCGATAGGTTTTGCAGAGCCGATATATGATTAGGATCAAGGGTGAGAGCGGCAAGATAATGCAAATATGCCGCCCCCACATTACCTTGACCATGCAGTTGCGCACCTTGAGCACTCAGGAGATCGGCCTTACTTAGAACCGTGGCTGTGGAAACGGCTGTAAGCATTTGGGATGTCCTTATTGAGCGGGAGAGATAAAGGTAAAAGCAAACCCATAAGTGTGGGTGCCATTGGGGGCAGTGGACGGGGTAATGGAACCCAAGGGGGAAATCAAAGCCCCAACGGTCTCATTGCCGGTTTCGATGTTCTCCTTGGTTACGGCAAAATCCTGGGCGCCGGGATCGACTGGAACACTCAGGTCCGGGGTGCTACTGATATAGACATACGGAGATGTGCCGCCGACAATGGTCGAAACTGTGGCAGAGGTAATATGCGCCACGCCTCTGGACAGATAGGTGGTGGTCGGGGTGCTGGCAGCGGTTACGGCCGAAATCACATCCGTCCCGGCCTGCCCGTCATTCCCCAAATACGTCACAGAAACCGAACCAGACGAAATCGCCGTGGTGCCAGGGCCAATAATGACCTGGGCCGGCCGCAGCACGTCCGGTTGATTGGCAATGGAAAGCGTACCGACTGAAAGCCCAACCGAGGCCACAAAACGACCAACACTGGCCGCCGCCGGAGCGGCAAGGGTATTGTAGCTTGCGCTGCCCCGGCGAATATAGCTCATTCCCAACGTAAGCATCGCCAATGCATCACGGCTATCAACCGTAAATGTTCCATCACTGGCGGCCTGATAAGTGCCCCAGGTACCCTGGACCACCCCACCGACAGTATTGCCGGCAAGCTGAATTGTTGACATTATTTTTTACTCCATGTTTTGGGGATTTATTATGAGTTACGGTGAGATTCCGGTGGCGAGGCCAGAAGGGTGAAGTTTTTGTTAACTTGCGTTAACTCGGAAGTGTCCAAACGACTGCTTGGACGGCGGTTATGGTGGTTGCGGCTGAGATCTGCGCCGCAAGAACGGAATTTTGAACGACAAGCGCCTCTTTAGCCGCGATGCCATCCTGTAGAACCTTCAAGATTTGCGGGGCCGTGTGTGCGACATAGCCCCAATTTCCAGAAGCATCGGCGCACCAGAACTTGCCGCCAATACCGCCAGCCACCAGACCCACCAGATTGGCTTGGTCGGTTTGTCCTGACGGATAGGTATAGACCGCCCCAAGCGCGGAAGACTGAAAGCCCCCAATAATGGCCGACGCACATCCAGCAGATACGGCGTAAATTTGAGTGGCTTGCGCCTGCGCCAGGACGGCGGCGGCATAACCCGGGCCGGCTCCGACAACCATCCACTTTAGGAATTTGCGCGAGGCATCTGCAATCACCAACGAAGTTGATGTGGCTGAAACAGCAACCTCATACTGGGTTACGGTCATTGTATTGGACATGGCACCAGCCCTTTCGCGCGGCTTTTCTTTTTGGGTTTTACTTTAACTGGACCGGAGCCTGGACCGGAGCCCTCTTGGGCATACCATGTTAGGCCGGTGGCAGAAGAGATGGTGTCAGATTTGCCTAGAAATTCCGCATTTCCGCGCCGGGCTACCAAATGCCCGACCTTTTGTTCAGCAATCGGCTTATGCATATCTCCTTCGGCAAGCCACTTTTTAAAATCGCTCATCGTAAGAGCCACAACAGCTCGGATACGATCAAGGCCAGTATCATCAAAATGACTATCCGCATGATCCTGAATGGCCTTTTGGGCGCTATTATAACCAATCATGCATTTGTGCTCATCAAAGCCCAAAATCTTTCCGTCCGGGTCCACTTCGTCTTGGTCGATCACAAAGACAATTGGGCTTTCAGGATGCTTGCCGATGTAACAATCCATATGCATGCCATCGGCCGCCGTGGTTTCGCGGATATAGCCATATGGGGCGGGCATCTTGACTTTCCACTTACGGCCATATTTGTCCTTTTCACGGCGCTTAGAGCCTTTGGCATTTTCAATAGTTACATCTAAGCCCTGGATGCGAATGTGGCCTTTGCGGAAATTCCCTTCATGCCTTTGGGCTTTGGTGGGGGAGCGATCGGCCACATGAGAGGCTGCTTTGACCTCTGCGTGAGAGACTTTACTTACGACTGGGGAATGAACGGTGGTCGGGGGCAAGGCTGAAGAGCCATTCGGGCGGCTAGGCCCACGCATAGGAGCGGCGCCTGGACTATCCGATGACTTGGCCGGAGGCTTGGCCTGCGGTTTGGGGGCCTGCGGCGCTGCGCCGGGAAGATTAGCCAAACCACTAACCACATCCTCAAGCCTCAATGCGCCAGCCCCGGTATAGATCAAAAGCGAGTTCCCCATATCCACAGGCTCTTGGCCCAATTCTTCCCGGACCTCATTAATAGTCCGCATGCCTTCCCGCAACTGAACTTGATGGATTTGGGCCTGTTTGAGCAAATCCACTTCTTGTCTGGGCAGAAAGACAAACTCAATATCCTCATACCCAAACTGTTCCTGGATTATGTTATCCATAATGTCGTCTTTAAACCACGACATCAAAGGATAAAGACCCTCTTCTTGGGCGCTTTGGGTTGAACTGGCGGCGGTCCCACGATTGGTCTGTTTAACAAACGGGGTGGGACTTACGGAAAAGGCATAACAGGCCAAGCGAACCAAAAGCTCATCCCGCTCCGACCAAAGGCTTTGGCCAGAGGCATTTTTGATATCAAAAGGTTTCATGCCTCCCGGCAAAAACCTTACCTTGGATTTAAGCGAAAGCTGTCCACTCAACAGAGCATCGAAATGGCCCTGAAACATGGCAATTTGCTTGGGGTTCCAATTGTCCGGGACGGTGACAATGAGTTCCGGCATGGAACCATCGCGCCAAAATTCCAATTGATAAAACGTTTTACGAATGGCCTCGGTGGTCTCAGAAAGAGTTTGCTCGATGGGGCTATAACCAAACATCGGAAGTTCAGGTCTGGGATGCATCATCGCGTAGATGATTTCATCCTCAGACAGATTAATCATCGGCAAACCTTTGATGATTTGCTGAAACGCCGGCTGGCGATGTTCGTAATAGATTCCGTCCGATTCAAGTTCATAGGTGGTGTCGGGGCGACGGCCGGCGTCGTCTATCAAGGGGAAAATCGTGGCCCCATCCAGAACCTCAACATTCCGGAGCTTTCCCCCAAGATTGCGATTGATGTAAAGACTGGGGGCATCAATCACAAACAAATCATCAAGAAGCTTGCGGGTCCATTGGCTGAAAGTAAGCTTTCCGTCTGGGCGCCGGAAGAACTTCTTCATTTCGTCAACAGAGGCAGAACTGGCCCGTGGCTTGTCCTTGCGCTGGATGGTCCAGGGCAGCCGCAAAAGTTGATCCTTGCGGGTTTCAATAATGGTCCCTAAAATGCCCCAACCTTGGCGCATTCCCCGCAACAGAGCATAAAGCTCAAGCCGCTTTGGGATAAAGTTAAGGTTATAGCCGACTGGATAATCCCATTCGCGAGGACGGTTATAGAACGGCGGGCCAAAGGGCCAGACCGGCTCCATGGGGCTATACCATTGGCTGGCCATGTCCACATCGTCAATCCAACTTGGGGGCTGGTTCGGCCGATCGGAAAGATATTTGGATTTCTGGGGGCTTTCTTGGCCGGGCTCAATTCCGAAAAGGGGATTTGTTCCGGGGCGCCCGTTCGATCCATTCCAGCCTACGGCTTGTTCCCCGGAGGGACGGTTGCGCGGGCCGGTTGGGGCATAGGAATTAGTCCCTCCGGGCGGCCCCATTCGGCCAAATCCAGAAGAAAAATTACCCAAACCTGCCTTAGCCTTAGCCAAGGCTAAATGGTCCCGCTCCAGGCCGCCATTGCTGCGCCATTCCCCAAAAGGCATAGGTTCGAGGGATTGGTTAAGACTCTCGAACTCCCGCAAAGCCGCCAGGACTTCATCATTCGAGAGTTCACCGGACATTATTCAACTTCCTCATCGATAAAATCGATTTTCTCTTTGGACTTCTTCAGCCCCTTGGGCAGCTTGACCAATTCAAGCTGATCCAGCGACACGGCTCGGAACTCATCCCCCAGCACCACAATGGCTTGAGGGCCACATGGACCGGGAGCATAACCCACCACAGCCCCATCCAGGCCATTCACTCTAACCAACAGCATTTTCATTTGGTATTCCCCTTAGATTTAAAGTTTGGCTAAGGCCAGTGCATTCCGGGTGCCACACAAATTCACCATCGCTGGCACGGCTGCCGCCTAAAACAGGCTTACCGCAGTGATAGCAAAGCTTCGGGCCATAAGCCGCATCAAAGGCTTTTTGGGCTGTGGCATTGTAGAGTTCAGTAAGTTCATTTTCCAGAATATCTTCTGATTCGGGATAATTCCGCCAAGGCCGGGGATTGTCCACTTCGGCTGGCTGGGTGGACTGGGCTTCTTTTTGCTTTGCGGAAGCCAAGGCGTAGAATTTTATCAAATTTTCCCCTGGCCCACGCTCCACCCAACACTGGCGAGCTAAGGCCAGAGCGCACACACAATCGTCATGGCAACCTTCGGGGGCGGAATATCGAACTCCTGTGCGGGTATATTCATATTCAAAACTCTCCAGTTCAGCAGAAATGATCCCCTTGGGAAAAGAGATCTCATTTTTCTGGATGGCAACAGCCAAACCTTCCATAAGCTTTTGCTTGGAACTTGACGAGAAGTTGAAGCCCTGAAAATTCCCGTGTTCTACTTGAAGTTCTTCCAGAACCGGATCACCCAGACCAGTCGAATCCACAAGAGCCGAGGTATCTTCACCCACCAAAGCCCATGCTTTCTGGATAGAGACCCGCCAGGGAACCCCCTGCCACCGCTCAAACTTGCAGACTTCCCCAAGTTCATTCAAACCAATGCAAACAAACCAATCGGTTGATTTAGCTAGATCAATACCCCAGCTTTTGACCGGACCTTGGCCTAGACCATCTTCGTTTAAACAGCTTTGAATATACTTAATGCCAAACGGATTGCCCGAATCATCTCCAGGTTCAGCATAATAGAGTTCTTTGAAAATATTATCAGGGAGAACATCTCGCGCTTCTTCAACTTCCTCGGCTTTTGTCACGCCAGCCGACACCGCATCCATTGCGGTGATCTTGGCATAATGCATGTACGGGGAACCGGCCTCAGCTTTACGGGCGAGATTGTAAAACCAATTCTTCCGCCCTTTGACGTTCCCAATGATCCTAACCGGGCCGTTGGTGGCCGTGAGGGTGGACCGGATGGCGAACCAGCAATCTTCCTTAACCCGGCTGGCCTCATCAATGACCGCCCCGAAAACATCCTCACCATAAAGGTTATCTGCATTATCGCCGGACTTGAACCAAATCACCGCCCCATTGATGAGAGTGATTTTCGGGTTAGGGCTTTCGGTGGCCGTGAAGGCCCCCCGCGTCAGCCCTTGCTTGATGCGGCGAAATGCAATCTCACTCTGATTGTAGCCTGGAGCTACCCACCAAAAATTCTGCCCAGGCAGACCTAAAAGGGCCTTTTCAACAATCCACACCATACAAGCATGTGTTTTGCCGCTCTTTGTGGATGCCTCACAACATAAAATTCGCTTTTCGGTAAAGATCGCTTCTTTTTGTTTTGGATACAAAAATGGGCGAGTATATTCAACCACCGAAAAGAACCTTACAAAGAGGCCAGAGGAAGCCGAAAGGCGGGCATAAAAAATCCCCCGAGAGGTCCACAGCCTACCTCTCGGGGGATCGTGTAATAATGTCGTGGCAACTGGTAGAAGGGGAACTGCCAGGGGCCAGAGCCGAGGCCGAAGCCTTTCGGGGTGGCGCCGCAACACTATGTATAGAATATGCGCGGAACAGGGCAGGGAGACAACAGAAATCTAGGAAAAGAAGAAAATCCTTATGGGATTGAACTCTTTGGGTGAGATGGCTGTGGCGATTTCATCTAATGCTTGCATATGCCATCTCCGACAATCGCGCGAGTTGATTCGGAGGAGCTTCGCAATTTTGACATAAGAATAAAGGTTCCGCTCATTCACAGGATGCACCAAAGCCCGCGCATTAACAATGCGTTTGCGGAGGGGATTGGAGCAATGCTCTGGTAGAGAAAGAATTTTGTCCATCATTGTGATTTCGGCCGGGGTTGGGACTGAAGCCCGCAAGGCGGCCGGGCTATAACCATAGGCTTCAGCGGGATCAAGGGCATAATCTGGCCAGCAGGAGCCGGGGGCCTTGGGCTTGATTTTCTCCATAGGAAGGGCCAAGAGCTTTTGCCCGGCCCAAGTAAGCCAACCTAGAATTTCTTCGCGGGTAGGCCGGCCGCTGGGGGGTTCTCTGGGGATTAGGTTTTGGTCCATGGGGGTCATGACGCGGCTCCTGGGTGGGGGTTGGGCCTAGAGGACAATGTGACCCTGACCGAGCCACAAAAGCAAAGGCTCGGGCAAAAGCAAAGCTTTGGTCAAGTAGAAAGAAGACTGGGGTGCTGCGGGTTTGGTAGAGCGCACTAGGACCAAAGGCTTTAGGGTCTGTAGGTCACAGCCAAGTGCATGGCTTAGGACAGGAATATAAAGGCCCTTGAGTTTGGGCAAAGCCTCTGGTACCCAGGAAAGCTTAACTTCCAAGACCACTATTTGCCCGTCTGGGAGGGTCAAAATAGCATCCGGGCAACAATGTCCGGGGCCGTGGGAATCCACATAAGCAAACCAGGAATTATACTCCACCATAAGACCTGGAATAAGCCGCAGTTCACGGATTACCTTTCGCTCGAAGGCGATACCTTTTTGGGCGACTGGGTTTGAGGCTTTAGGCAAAGGTCTCGGGGGACAACGGTAAGAAGATTTTAGCTCATGAGCCATACGGAAAGTCATGATACACCTACAAAATACATTCACAAGGATAGATAAATTCTTCTTCTTCTTGACTTAGATCTAGGATTTCTATTTCTGTATTATTATTCAAAATTTCTCTGGCCTTGGCCCAAAACTCACCAGATTTGATGTGTTCTGTGGGCTCTAATCCATTTTCTTTTAAGATTTTAAATTTAAGCTCCATCTCATAAAGCCATTCATCTTTGTTAATGGAATAACCGATAGCATATTCGGCTTCACGTGCCTTAACAAAGATATCAAATTCCAGACAATAAATAACATACCAGTGCTGCTTGCCCGCTTTGATGCAGCCTTTACAATTGCCATGCTTGTACACACTGTAAGTTAATGGGGGAATTATATCAAGGTCACGGATATAATTGATTCTTTCTTGCCAATACGCCAATGGATAAGCTGTCCTATAGCCCTGTGCAGCCATAATTGAGCTTCGTCGCTGAATACGAACAGTTTCATTGGCATCAAATCCATAGTAAATAACGCAATCTTTGTCTGGTATATTGTCCTTCAGCCATTTTATAAAGGGCTGTGTTTTTGATCTGTTGGTGCAAATTTCTCTTCCACCTAGACCAGGCCCTTTAAATGCTTTGGCTTTCAGGCATATATCAAATTGATCCATTGTTTTCCAACCTGGCATGTTTGCGTATGTGATAGGCATTTGGAGATATGCAGCCACCTCTGTTTTAAATCGTTTGATATCCTTATCTTCTACTCTAGGGGAAATATCATGATTAAGTAAAACAGTATGTTCTTTTCCGTATTTGCGTGCAACTAGTACAGCAACTTTTGCACTAGATTCTCCCCCAGAAAAGCAAACAATATGTTTAGTCATTTCCTTATTCCTTTGGGGTAATGTCAATGGTCGGAGACTCGATGCCAGCGGAATGATGACTTAAGTCTATGGGCGAGGCACCGAAATTCAATGTAATAGCCGAAGGTACAGTGGGGGCATTTTGGGTTGCCTTGGGTGGGGCTACAGTGCGATCCAGGCCCATAATAGCGGCTTGGCGAAGTTCCCCCATAGGCATGGCTTTGCGCTGGCTGTTATCCTCAAGTCGATCCCGCATTTCGTCCAGAGCCAGTTCGGCCACATCCACAAGCTTATCCCGCAAGCGAGCCGTGTCTTCTAGGTCCGAGGAAATAATTTGATCCTGGTAATAGGCCATAAGGTCCATGAAGCCAGGGTCAACCAGCAACTGCTGCAAACGGGTGGGGGTGGTGCCTACGATGGCAGAGACCTCGGTTATTTTTCTCCCAGAAGCCAAAAGCTGCGCTTGCCTGTGGTGAATGGCCCGAAGCTTCTGGATTGGCGGGGGGCCTACAGTTTTGGCTGTGCTTAGGGTCTCCATGTCCTGAGGGGTCAGTTCACGCACTATCTCAATGATAAGGGGCTTTGCCTGCCTACCGGGAGTGGGAAAGATGTCCGAGACTTTAGCCATGACTTTAGCCCTCTCCTTGATAGGGGGTTTTAGGCCGGGGCCACAGATTAAGGTCCAGAGCCAGTTCCATTAGGCCGATGACGGCGGAATTTTCGGATTGAGAATCAAAAAAGATCCCCTTCAGGTCCGGGGAAATAGCCCGCCACAGATGAGGGCCGATGTTTTGGGTCTGGTAGGTTTGCATTTTCGAGAGCCTTTCTTTGGGTTTGGGCCTAGGG